GCGTAGTGAGCTTCGTAGCATGTGTAGTCACCATCACCAGCCTGTGGCTGGCGTCGCGTATATCGGAATCATTGCCGCACAAAAACTTATCGGTTTGTCAAAGTATACAAGAATAGCACTGTGGTGTGCTCGTCGTGGTACACTACAAGAAGAACTGTGTAATGACATTGCACGTGAAATTATGAAAGCCACTGGCAGTGAAAACGTAGCAGTATACATTCAAGCCACCCACGGATGTTGTGAGAATCGCGGCATTATGGCACATAGTTCATTAACACAAACCACAGTGCTTAAGGGTGCATTTAATACCGATGGTAATACAAAGAAAGAATTCTTTGACAACATTAAACTACAACAAGAATTCGCTCCTCGATGAACAAACTTACTTTCTTAACAGAGTCTAAAAATATTGACGCTATTCCGTATCCTTATCCGGCTGAAAAAGTTTTACCGGATTGGTTTAAGAATATGGGATTAAAGGCCGATAAATCCAAACCCAATCTTATGAAAAATGTATCTATGAAAGTGTGTCCAGGCATTCAAGATACACTTAAAACTGGATACATTGTACCTGCCTGGTGTGATTTTTATGTCGACTTATCCGGACCAACAGTAAAGTTTGAATCGGCGTCCGGGGAGAATTTTTTTACAGCATTTCCGCCCAACGTTGGTAGAAATTTTCCGTTTCCCGAAGATCATGAAGGCGTATTTCTTAAATTTAGATCACCTTGGCGAGTGGCATCTAATAATAATTTATCAGTAATAGTTTCCCAACCTAAATATCAATTTAATTTGCCTTGGCAAATGTATGAGGGGATTATGGATCTTGGACCGTATATTGCCGATATTAATTTTATTATCACTGCTAAACGAGGTTCAATACTTGAATTTAAAAGAGGGGATCCATTGATTCATTTATTCCCGTTTGAGACTGCTAATTTTAAAGCAGATGTAAAAGCATTTGATGATACTACATTACAAAAATTAGAAAGGCAAGTGCAATTATTTAAAAGTTTTGCATTTGGTGGATTTTTTAAAACGTTATATAAAAATAAAAAATTTGAATAAGGTTACAAATATGAATTGGTTTAAACAGATAGTAATTAATTGGGTTCGTGAGGATTGGGATAGCGCAGGTCGAGCGATTCAAGAAGACTGTTACCCAACACCTAAAATGTCAACCCTTAGCCGTGGCAACGGTGTTGACAGTGAACCAACTTTAAATTTTAAAGTGTATAGTGCAGTAGGTGGTAAGATTGTAGAATTCAGTCGCTATGATCCAAAAACTGATAAGCATGATCGACAAATGTATATTATTGGTAGAGACGAAGATTTTGGCGAAAAGATTGCTAAAATTTCAACCTTAGAGGTGCTACGATGAACACACAAGTACCAGCAGAAGGCATTATGAAAACAGGTGAATGGGGTGACAGCAAAGTTTATCGAATTGCCTGTAACTGCCACGATGAGTCTCATAACCACAATCTTTGGATCGAAGCAGACGATCATGATATAGTTGTAAACATATACACCACAGGAAAAACCAACTGGTGGAGTAAAACACGCTGGCACCATATTTGGACATTACTGACTAAAGGCTATATTGATACAGAATCAGCAGTTCATTTGACAAAACAACAGGCATTAAACTACGCAGAAACATTAAAAAGTGCTATACTTGATGTTGAATCTTTTCGTAATGATAGACAAAACAAGGCAGAACGTGCTAAAGTAACTAAGTTAGCAGAACAAGGAGACTGTGCATGAAAACAGCTCAACAAATAACGGACGAACTTATCTATCGTATGAAAACTACAGACCTAAATAAATTTGAAATTAAACGTGAAGTTGGTCCCAATTGGTTGCCAAACGGGGTTATGCCTTTTGATATGACTGCAAGTAAAGGTATTGCTACATTTACCGTATGGGCAGAGTCAATACAAGATGCAGAAGGCCAAGTCAGTCAGTTTTTAGAAAGAGATGAAAATGAGTAAAATTAAAATAGCAGAATTATTTTATAGCATACAAGGTGAAGGACGCTTTATGGGTGTGCCTTCAGTTTTCTTACGTACATTTGGTTGTAACTTTAAGTGTGCAGGTTTTGGCATGAGTAAAGGCATGCTCAGTCAAGAAGTAGAAGATATTGCCACTGCCCACATTATAAAACCTTTTGAAAAATATGAGAATCTACCATTAGTTAGCACAGGATGTGATAGCTATGCCAGTTGGGATCCTCGTTTTAAAGACCTAAGTCCTATGATGGAAACAGATGGGATTGTAGAACGCATTATGGAAATTCTTCCGTATAAAACATGGTTAGATGAACACTTGGTTATTACCGGTGGTGAGCCGCTACTAGGTTGGCAGCGGGCATATCCTGATTTGTTAAATCACGAATGGATGAGACCTTTAAAAGAAATTACATTTGAAACTAACGGTACTCAAAAATTAACAAGTGACTTTAAAGAATATTTACAAGATTGGTGCTATGACGGACATTTTAATAGAGGCATAACTTTTTCAGTTAGTGCCAAATTAAGTTGCAGTGGGGAATCTAGAAACGAAGCTATTCTTCCCGAAGTAGTATGTGAATATCAAGAAATTGGTTACACATATCTTAAACTAGTAGTAGCGACTCAGGACGATGCTGATGAGGCGTTAGAAACAATAGACATTTATAGAGCGGCAGGATTTGAAGGTCCAGTATATTTAATGCCAGTTGGTGGCGTTGAAAGTGTGTATACTTTAAATAATCGTCGTGTTGCAGAATTAGCTATGAAGATGGGTCTACGCTATAGCGATAGACTACAAGTGCCGCTATTTAAAAATGAGTGGGGTACATAAATGATATATTTTAGACACGAGGGTGACAAAGTAAGTAATGGTATAAATTTTTATCCATTAACTAGCATAAGCAGTTTTGGATTTAGAATAAGAATTAAAAACAGAATGTATCGAGTTCGATATAGCAAGATTGCTAAAAAATGGTTTATAGGAAGAAGCGCCATATGAAAAAAATACTTACAAAATTATTCGGGATTGATAAATTACTAGCCGAAAAAACCAGAGCACAAGAAGAAACCAAAAAGGCACAAGCTGATGAAGCTATTGCTAAGGCAACTCCTAAAGAGCGTGCCACTCTTAAAGGCGAGCCGTGGGTTAGTGTATTGGAAACTAAAGTAAACAAAGACAATGTACGGAATGGATTTTTTGAACTTGACTGGAACGACCAATTTATAGTACAATTAAAACAAGCGGGATATGGTTTTGATGGTGATCCAGAAGAAGAAATCGTAGACCGTTGGTTCAGAGATTTGGCTGGCAATATGCTAGCAGAGGCAGGACAAGATCCGAGTAGATCTAGTGCTGGATATATTAACGTAAACAGATTAGGCGGCGGAAAAGCCGAAGTTGAATGACACATATAATTGTCGATACTGCTAACACGTTTTTTCGTGCTAGGCATGTAGTGCAAGGTAGTGCTGATATTAAACTCGGCATGGCTTTTCACATTACCTTTAACAGTATCAAGAAGGCTTGGCAAGATTTTGGCGGTACTCATGTGGTCTTCTGTCTCGAAGGTCGATCGTGGCGTAAGGATTTTTACGCTCCTTATAAACGCAATCGACAAGAAACTCGTGCGGCTATGACACAGAAAGAACAAGACGAAGATAAATTATTCTGGGAAGCATTTGATGAATTTAAAAAATTTGTTACAGAAAAAACTAATTGTACAGTAATGCAACATTCACAATTAGAAGCAGACGATTTGATTGCAGGATGGATACAAAGCCACCCGGATTCTAAACACGTTATTATCAGCACAGATGGAGACTTTGCACAACTAGTAAGTCCTACAGTAAGTCAATATAACGGTGTAGGCGATTTACATATTACACACGAAGGAATTTTTGATGCAAAGGGCAAACCCGTTAAAGACAAAAAGACAGGCGAGCCAAAGCCAGCACAAGACCCAGAGTGGATGCTATTCGAAAAATGTATGCGTGGTGATACCAGTGATAATGTCTTCTCGGCGTATCCAGGTGTGCGTACTAAAGGTTCTAAA